TTCTTTTTCGCTTTGAATATCACCAACCAATGAAGATTTATTCATCGATGATTCAATTCTTTTTATTTCTTGCTTTATAGTTTTGACTTCACTTTCAATTGTATTTCTTTCATTTAACAATTTTCTAGTATTGTTTAATACTACTTCTAACTCGTTAATAAAGTTTTCTTTATTTTCTATTGTTTCTTTTCCGATAGATATGTGATTGTCAATATTTGATATATCAAGATTTGTATTTAAAATCTTTTCTTTCTTTACTCTTGAGTCAAGATGCTGTGAACAGACTGGACAAGTTTCATTTTCCTTGAAGAAAACTATTTCTTTTTCTTTTTGTTTTTTCTCTGTACCTAAAGAAGCAAGTTTTCTTTCCATTTCTTTAACATTGTCTCTATGTTTTTTTAGATTATTCACCGCATCTTGTATATCTTTTTCAGTATACATTACAAGTCCATTTACATAAAGACTACCCTGTAATTCATTACATCTTGTTTCAAGTTCCTTGATGTGAGTCAGTTTGTCTTCATTATCTTCATTATTTTTCTTTTCAAGAGTATTAATAAAAGTCATCTGTGTACTAATCTTGTTTTTTTCAATTTCAATTTTAGTATTCAATTCTTTTACATTTTCCTTTAGTGAAAGAATCTTACCTTTTAGAACAACATTCATTGTGCTGAAAATATTAATATCAAGAATGTTTTCAATTACTGATCGTCGATCCGCAGCAGACAACTGCATGAATGGAACAAATGAAGAACTTCCAAGAATTACAACTTGAGTGAATGTCTTGTAATTCATCTTCAATATTTGTTGCTCCAGAACTTCCTGGTAATCAAGACTTTTGGCATCCTGATTAATTAACTCATTGTTTTTATAAATTTCAAATAAACGCGGATTAATTCCTCGTTTAATTAAAAACTTATCAGCACCTCTGGAAAATTCAAGTTCAACAATACAACTTTTTTCGTTTATGGAATTTACAAGTTGTGGTATGTTTATTTTTCGAAAAGGTTTTCCAAACAAAGCAAATGTTATTGAATCTAAAAAAGCAAAAGACTTACCACTTCCATTGTTTCCACATATTAATGTTGTTGAATTTTTCTCTAGATTAATCTCTGTCCAATTATTTCCAAAGGAACCAAAATTCTTAAAACGAACCTTTTCAAATTTTATCATTATATTGTTCTTTCTCTAAAAGATACAGATGAATCTGTTGATGTTAATTGATTGGGTGTTTCTACATTTGCCTTATTGCCGCAAGGAGTATTCTTTTCGACATATCCAGCAGGCATATCTTCTGCTATATCGGTGCGAATATCTAATTGTTTTTGTTTTTCTAAACGTTTTAGATAATTGACACCATAATAATAAGTAAGTTCTTCATCTTTTTTAATATCTCTAAGTGCTATTAGTTTGACACGTTTAAATGGTTTTTCAATTTGAAGATGTACATTTGGATTTTTTGAATGATTATACATCATAACATAACCAGGCGATATAAACAAGGTTTTGCCATTTGTTTTACAGATGTCACAATCGCAATCCCATTCAATCGCGTACTTATTGAGAACCCAATCATCTACATTTTCTGTCGTTGTGTCTAATAATATACAAAAACTTTCTTCTATTACATCACCTATTTTGAAATCAGTACTCGCAAATACACCATATCCGAATATATTTGATTTTTGTACATACACATTTGGAACACTGAAAGAATTTGGTAAAGAAAATTTATATGATTCGTTATCACCACGAACAAGATAACCATAATAATGGGAATGGGATTCTCTTACAAGTAATCCAGAACCATCTAACTTTACTCTTTTATTTTCTTCTTGTAAGTCGTTTTCTGTTTTGTAACGAAAATTTACATCTTGTGAATTTTCAATTTCAGGTATCATATCTTCAAACTCTCCATATATAAATCTTTGATCAAGGTTTTTAACTTAACCTTATCTAAATCTCTTTCTATCGCGTCTATCTCTCTATTGATAATACTTATTGTATCTTCTGCTTCATCAAATTCAACTGTTGTTGATTTTTCCAAATGATCTTCAACGACGGAAAGATCCTGAATACCCTTATCCCATAGAGCATCGATGAATCGATCAAATATTTCTGATTTAGTTTTGTTTCGAACTGTGATTCGAATGAAACCATTTTTTAAACTTGTATCTTTTACAAATTTTGCTATACGCTTGATTTCATCTTGATTAGAATCGTCATAAACAAAAACATGAAATATGTTGTTATTATTTTCAACAAACTCCAATGTGTTTTCTTCTGTGTCATAGACATGAAATCCCTTTGTACTATAGACATCTGAAAAATTCATTTGATATTGAGTACCCAAATAGTATATGTTATTTTCATTCTGTTTGATGTGAAAATGTCCAGACAATACTCTTTCAAATCTGGAAAACACAGAAACATTGAAACCACCTTGATGTTTTACACCAGGTATTACTTGAAATCCTACAATTTCAAAGTGACCGCCAATCATCTTACATGGACAAGATTGTATAAAATTTACAACCTCTTGTTCATTTTCTTTGGTAACCCAAGGAATAAGACCAAAGCAAAAATCATCAAATGTTAATACAGTTGGATTTTCATATATTTTTATATGATTATATTTTTCACCCAATATTTCTTTTAACGAATTTAAAGAATTGGTATTCTTATAATAAGTATCATGATTTCCTATGGTGATATGAACAGTTATTCCTAAACTTTCAAACATTTCAATTACATTTTTTCTAACTTGAGATAATGTATTGAAGTTAATGTATTTTCTTCTATCGAAAAAATCACCAAGATGTATTACATGCTTGATGTTATTTGTAATTAAATATGGTATAAATTGTTTTTCAAAAAATGATAATGCGTTTTCTAAAAAGAAAGGCGAATCATTTCGACACCCAAAATGGGTATCAGATATAAAAGCAAGTTTCACTTCTTTTTCCTTTTATTCTTTTTTTTCTTTTTTGGTTCTAGTTTCTCAAGATCATTTTCAGATAATGAGAAATGCTTTTGTAAAAATTCGGTATAACTTCCAGCATCAGGATCACTCTTCATCCAATCAACAAATTTACCATCTATATCCTTCATCTGAAGACATTTATATTTGATGAATGATTGCTTCTTTTCTTTTTCTATTCTTCTTAAGAATGCGTAGTATATAATTTGAGTAAAGTAAGAAAATGGATTTGATGATTTTTTTGGATCAAAGTTATGAGCGTAAAGAATACAATTCTCAACACCATCCCCAATCATATCTTCTCGGAATGGGTAATTGATAAAGTTAGGTCTATGAGAAAGATGTTCGGCAATCTTTAAAAAAGATTCTGCTATGTAATCGGTAACTGGTGGTTTAGTTTCTCCACACTCTTCTGCTTCAATTACCAATTTTTTCCACTCAACCATAGACTTACAAAATTTTTCATTATTAATGTAATGTCTTAAACTTTTAACTTCTTTCTCTATTTCTTCTTCATCTTCTTTTTTCATAATGATCCTCTTCAGAGGAGAAGTATAGCACATCTAAAGTTGTTTTCAACCTTTTTATTAATTTTCTTAAAAAATGTATAACAGGGCTTGACAAGATTCAGTCTTCATCTGTATAATTTCTGTGTGGGAATGAGAAGAAGAATTGTTAGTTAGCTAACTATTACTTATAGTCATCAGACTTAGGATCTGGATTCCAATCAGTAAACTTAGATCCAAAATCTTCACGTTTCTTTTCGTCACCAGTAAATTTATTTCTTTTCTTGACTTCATCAATCATGTCGAGAAGTGTTTCTGGTTTGATAATACCAGACGTAATTAAATTCATGATTGCCTCTGCTGGAATATACAACTGCATCATGATCATGTGACGATCTAATTCACTTTCATCTTCCATATCCATTGGCAATGGTTCTTCTTTTTTAATTTTATTCTTTGCTTTCTTTGATTTTTTTCTTGATCCAGATTTTGGTGATGGAAATTTTGGAGTAGTATTATTTAATAAATCAGAAGAATTAATTAAATCTTCCAGAAAGTTAGCAAACTGTGTCATGTCTGATTTGACATCTTCATCTGTTTGAATTAACTTTTTTGCTTCTTCCTTGTCAAATTGATATTGTTCATTCTCATATAGTTTTATGGTTTCTTGATTTGGTTCTGATCTAAATGCTATATGATTGATTGGTATATTTACATTCTTTTCATCACTATTGATCAACCAATCCTGTAATGTTGTTATGTCATATGGTCTTCCAATAGTATCGATACTGGAAATAGTTTTAAATATCATGGGTTGAAAAATTTTCACATTGATTTCATTTTCTTCAAGAATTTGACATGCGATTTCTTCACCACTTCTAAGTTTAAGAATTGTTAAATTCATACATCAATCTCCTAACTTGATTTTGGTCTTCTTGAACTGAAACTCTTCATTAGTATATATGGTTGTACGCTCATCCATGTGACGTAGAGCATGGTTTCGATATTTTCCCCAACTAAGGTCATCTCCCAAGTCAAAAACAGTAACCTTGTTTTTGGTGTCTGACTTTCTAAGTCCTCTTCCTATTGATTGTAAAACACGAACAACAGATTTAGAAGGTGAAGCAAATATAATGGCATGTATGTTTTTAATATTGATGCCTGTACTACATGTTCCATAGGATGCTACCAATACGCTATTGTTATGTTTATCTACAATTTTTCTTATTTGTTCACGGTCTTCAATTTCTGTTTTACCACAAATAAGGAACGTTTCTTTTTTCTTTTCTTTCGAAATATCTTGATATAAAGGAACACCATGCTTCTCAACATAATTAAACAAAACAAGAACATTACCATTAATATTATTTGCTAGATTCTTAATGAATTTGTTTCTTTTTTGATTTAATACCAACCATTCTATTTCTTCTTGATATTTTGCTCTCTTAATTTGTTTAACATCATTTTCTGGATACTTTAATATCAAGCAATTAATATCAAGTTGTGCTAACACATCTTTATCAATTAGTTCCTTGGTTGACGTGACTTGAAATACAGAACCAAATAACCCCTCAAGAACAAGTTTGTGAACTTGCGTTCCATCAAGTGTGCCTGTTGTTCCTATACGATACTGACATGTTTTTAACTTTGTCATTATTTTTACAAGTGATTTTGCTTTAAATAAATGCGATTCATCACCAATAATAGCATCAAATTGTTTGAAATACTCTTCATTCTGAGTATACAAACTCTGCCAGGTTGATATTATCACTCTTTTATTTGTTTGTTTTTCTTGTCCACCGTAAACCAAATGAATGTGATCTGATATCTTTTTTGTATTAGCATAGTCTTGAAAATCTGAATTCAATTGTGAAACCAGACCAGTTGTAGGTACAACAATCAATATTTTTTTCTCAGTTCGTTTCAACAACTCCAACATCATGAAGTATATGATAAGACTCTTGCCGCTTCCTGTTGGTGATATTAGCAATGCTCTACGATTTGCTATGGCGTGATTGACTGCTTCTATCTGGTAGTCGTGTGGTGTGATCTGTTCACCGCTAGAATAGACTCTAGGAAAATCTATAGGGGTTGTATCTTTAATTAAAGAGTTTTCATATGACACCTTATATCCACGGTCTTCTGCGAACTTGAACACATATGGAAGAAGACCAGCATATATTTTATTTGTCAATATATTAAATAAACGTATCTTACCATCCCATCGTTTCTTTCGAAATGCTGGATTATACTGTGAGTTTGGAACATTGAATGTGAAGAAAGAAGATAACTCCTTTGCTACACTTTTTTCACAGTCTAGTTGTATATAAACAGAATCGATGGGTTTTATGTGTATCATAGACCCTGTGAGAATTTAATCCATTCGATTGATGATCTTATATTCCAAATTTTATTT